ACTCGCGCTTGCGGTGGCCCCGGGAAAAAGTCAAGATCCAGTGGATGCTCATCCTGGCTTTGGTCTGGGCCCAGATCGTGATGCTGGGCGCAGCCGTGGCCATCTGGCGCCTGCTGTCATCCCAGGTGAGCCAGGCTCAGACGGCCGCACAGGCCGCCCTGGAGTCAGAACACAAAGCGTGGAGCGCCCGGCCAAAAATTCCAGAACCAGTGGTGGTGCCGGCGCCGGATCTGACCCCCTACCTCGCCTCGTTGAGCGAGATGGCGGTGGGGATGGCCAAGGAGCTGGCGGCTGGGGTGAGCCTGATCGTGCAGGGGCCGGCCCCGGTCGAGCAGCTGCGGGGTGAGCCGGCCGAGGAGGGGCGCGACGAGCTGGCCGAGGAGCCGGTCGAGGTCGTCTACCCGCCGTGGGAGACCGACCCCTCCTGGGGCATCACCGACAACCAGGAGCATGACGGGGAGTGGAGCGCCCACACCGAGACCGTGCCCGATGGGAACTTCGACCCGAACTACACCCCGACCGCCAACGGCGGGATGCGGCGAGTGGACGGCCAGCCGATGTTCGGCGCAGCCTGGGTTGAGGAATAATGCACGCGCTAGGGTGTCAGCGTGGGCCGAGCCAAGCGCACCGGGGATGAACGGGTCTCGGTCAGCGTGCGGGTCAAGACTGACACCCTGGACCTCTTCGCCGACAAGGCCCAGGCCCGAGGACAGATGAGCGTGCGCACCTTCATCGCCGACTACCTGGATTGGGCGGCAGCCCAATCCAGGTCAATCGACTAGGGCATGAAGTGGTGCCCCTATTGCGGACGGTGGTGGGTCCCCGGGCACGGCTACATCCGCCGTGTCATCACCGCCCGGGGCCCGGTGCCAGATGACATCGCCGAGGAAGCGTGCCCCCGGCACGCTCGCCGCGAGCAAACGGCTGGCGCAGGCGGAACTGACGGGCCTGATTGACGAGGGCATCGAGAAGGCCCTGACCACGGCGCTGTCGATCCTCGGCGACCCCCACGCCCCGCCCTACACCAAGATGTCGGCGGCCAAGCTGTTCCACGCTCCGATGATGATCCGCCTGGGCAAGAAGACCCCCACCGAGGAGGTCACCCCCCAGCAGCGCTTCCTCGGGCTCATGCGGGAGGTGCGCGACGTGCCGGTGCGCGAGGTGGTGGTGACCGACGAGGAGATGGTCGCCGTGCCGGTGGACGACCTTCCGACCTTCGAGTCCGATGCTCGCGCTGACGCCTCTGCTTCGTGAGCTGACGATCAAGACCGCCCAGCTGGGTTACCGCCCGCTGGACCTTGACTTTGTCAACACCGACCCCAAGGCCGGCGACGTGGGCGACTGGGCCTGGGCCCAGCGCCGGATGGCCGTCGAGATCGAGCGGCAGTACAACGAGGGACGCCCGGTGCGGGTCATCACCCTGAAGGCCCGCCAGCTCGGCATCTCCACCCTGAGCGAGGCGTGCCTGTTCTGGTGGGCCTTTCTTCACCCCGGGACCAACGGCCTGGTGCTGGCCCATGAGAACAAGTCCTCGAGCGAGCTGTTCGAGATGACCAAGCTCTTCTGGGAGACCTTCCCCTACAAGGACTGGTTCGAGCTGAAGTACCAGACCAAGCAGATGCTCCACTGGCTCGAGCCGCTGCGGAGCCGCCTCCAGGTGGCTACGGCCAAGAACATCCAGGGCGGCCGGGGCTTCACCATCCACGCCCTGCACGCCAGTGAGGTCGCCTTCTGGCCCGACCCCGAGACCCTGTGGACGGGCTTATACCAGACGGTGCCCCACTCCCACGGGACCATCGCCATTATCGAGTCGACGGCCAATGGCCGGGGCAACTTCTTCTACGACATGTGGCAGCGCTCAGAGGAGGGCGAGGTCGACTTCAAGCCCCTGTTCTTCCCCTGGTATGAGCACCCCGCCTACCGGACCCACACCACCCTGACCGTCAAGAGCGAGCTCAGCCCCGAGGAACGCGAGCTGCTGCGGCTCGGGGCCTCGATGGAGAACGTGGCCTGGCGGCGCTGGGCCATCGCCAACAAGGTCCCGTCCGAGTTGGACTTCATGCAGGAGTACCCCTCCACCGCGGAGGAGGCGTTCCTGACCTCGGGCCAGCCGCTCTTCAGCCACATCCATCTCCGCAAGTGCTTCAAGCCCCTGCCCACCGCAGCGCGCGGCCGGCTCTTCGATGACCCCCGGTCCTCGAGCGGGGTCAGCTTCGCCTCGGACCCGGAGGGCTGTCTGACCATCTTCCTGGCCCCCAACCGCCGGGCGTCGAGCGATACCTACTTCGCCGCGGTGGACCCGACCGAGACCATCGACGGCGATGCCGCCTGCATCCAGGTCATCAACCGGGTCACCAACGAGCAGGTGGCGGTGTGGCACGGCCATCAGAACCCCCGCTTCATCGCCGATGACCTGATGCGGATTGGCCGCTTCTACGGTGAGTGCATGGTGTCGAGCGAGATCGACGGCGGTGGCCAGGTGGTGATCGACCGCCTGGTGCAGCACTACCCCAACATCTGGCGCCACAAGCGGGCCGACTCAGAGCCAGGCCGGCCCAACCGGGTCTTCGGTTGGGCCACCACCTGGGCCCGCAAGCGCTGGGCCATCGGCCTGCTCCAGTCGATGGTGCTCGACGGCAGCCTGATCCTGCACGACCGCATCACCTACAACCAGATGCTCAACTTCGTCAACGACGACGGCTACTGGGGCGATCGCAGCCGCAAGCAGGGGCGGGGCGACGATGCGGTGATGAGCCTGGCCATCGCCAACGTCTGCTCGGCCACCGAGGGCCCGGTGGCCTCGGGCTATCACCCGACTGTCTATGAGACCATTTACGACCAGGAGTACGGGGAGCAGACTGAGTTCGATGAGGCTCCACCGCTGCCCCGTTCCATGCTCCCCGGCCGGGTGAGCGTGTCCAACCCCTACGGAGCGTTCGAGGAGTGATCGCCTACCCCTACCGCTGCCGGTCCTGCGGCCGTACCCAGGACTCCTCCGAGCGCACGGCCGCCATCCTCTGCGTCTGCGGTGACGCCATGATCCGCGACTACCGCTCGGTCACCCTGCGCCCGCCCGTGTTTAGACCTCATTGGAATCATGCCGTGGGGCGCTACGTCGAGACCAGCCGTGACTTCGATGAGGCCCTGCGCCGTGGCGCCGAGGAGCAGAACACCACCTACACCCGGATCGACCCGGGTGATTACGAGTCGATCACTCCGAGTGGCGACACCCAGTCCATCGAGGATCAGGCCAAGGCGCACCGCGATGTCGGTCTGACCCAGTCCAAGCAGACGGTCATCCCGCTGTGAGCCTCGTCCTGCCCTTCGAGCCGACCGACATCCAGGGCTGGACGTTCGCACCGGAGCTGGCGTTCTTGCACGACGAGTCTGTCCGACTGGCCGATGCCGGGGTCGAGGGCGACCTGCTCGAGGTCGGCTGCTGGATCGGCCGCTCCACCGTCGCCCTGGCCACGGCCGGCGACGTGGACGTGGTCGACACCTTCGAGGGGTCGCCCGAGATCAACGACCTCCTCCCCGGCGACCAGTTCGAAGTCTTCGCCATGAACATGACCCGACTCGGCCTGGGCAAGCGAGTGCACGCCTACCAGGGCCTTTCGAGCTACTGGCTCTCGGTCCTGCCCGGCCCGTACCGGCTCATCTTCGTGGACGGCGGCCATGACTACTCCACCGCCTATTCGGACCTCCTTAACGCCAAACGCCTACTCTCAATTGGTGGGGTGATGGTGGTGGATGACATCTACGACGCCTTCCCGGGGGTGCAGCGGGCGGTCGCCGAAGTGCTCGACAACCAAGTGGAGGAGCTGGTGAAGATGGGAGTCTGGAGGAAACCATGACCGAACCTGTTTGGCATCGACCGATTGGCGGAACGCCGGGGTGGCAGTGGCTCTTACGCCTGGCCGGGGCGCTGTTCCTGCTCTTCGCTTTCTTGCAGGCGTCGACCATCGCCACGGGCGACATCATCTGGAACAACACTGCTGATGCCTGGTTCGGCCTGTTCCTGTGCTGGTTGTCGATGCTCTGATGACGCGCTACAAACTCAGCATCCGCCGCGCGCCCAACCAGGACGCCGAGACTGTCCTGCTGATTCGGTACAACGATGACGGGACCTCGGCGTATGTCAAGGGTCTCGTCTGGCAGGCGTTCAGGAACTTCGACGTGCTCGACATAACCGAGGTGACCTTCCCCGGTGGCCTGCTCCTCGAGGGCCCGGACTTCGAGAAGGCCCGCAAGGTCGGCTGATGCCCTACACGTCGGACAAGCAACGGCGGTTCATGCACGCCGTTCACCCCGACATCGCCGCAGCCTGGGACAAGGGCCGATCCAGCGTGACCGGCAAGAAGGAGACCGCCAGCCAGCGCGGTAAGCGCAAGTCCAAGCGGGGGAAGCGTAAATGATGGATGTCACCGGTGAGGACGAACTAGGCGTGCCGATCGATGTCTCGCCCCGCCGCCTCCTTCCGCCCGATCAGGTGCGCCGACTCCACTGCCTCGACATCGTTCTCCAGGCGCCGTACATCTGGTGGGGAACGCATGATGAGTCGATGCATGAGGACGCCGGCCTTCTCCTCAAAGAGCCGCTCGACGCCGAGAAGGTGATCGACCTCGCCAAGCGATTCGACTCCTACATCATGGACGGACACTGATGGCCAACCAACTCCTCATCTCCACCCCGCAGGCCGCTCAGTGGGCGGCGCTGTCGGGCAGCAAGGCCATCGGCCCCATCGTCATCACTGGCGGTCTGGGCAACGCCGAGATCTTCGACGTGACCCTGGCCAACGGTGACACCACCGTTGCCGTCCCGGCCGGGTGTGTGGGCGTCGTCATCTTCCTGCCGGTGGCCAACACCAACGTCATCACTGTGCGCACGGTGAGTGGCGACACCGGCATCCAGGTGGCCAAGACCGGCCCGGCGGTCATCCTCTTCGACACGGCCTCGCTACCGGCCAGCGTGAAGATCAACTCCGCTGGTGGTGGCGGCGTGGCCGAGCTGGTGTTCTTCTGATGGGCCAGATCCTCGCCATTGTCGCCGCGGTGGTGTTCGTCGTCGCCCTGTGCGTCGGTCCATCGGGGCTGCTGTCTGAGCTGGCTGACTTCTTCGGTCGCAAGCCGTGGCGCGATGACTGACCTCGCCGAGCGCGGCAACAACGCAGCCGAGCGCGAGGCGCTGCTGGTCAGTCGCCTGCGGACGTTGTTTACCTACGCCCGGGACTACAAGCGGGGCCGGTTCGAGACCTGGCAGCGCAACTACCGGATCGTCCACAACCGGCTAAACCTGCCGTCGATCGGTTCGTGGATGCCAGGACCGCGCGACTCGGAGGTCTACCCGGTCCTGTCCAGCCTCATCGCCTGGATGACCGACCAGTCGCCGTCGATCGACATCGTCCCAGCCGCCGACCCGACTTCCTCGATGTACCCGTTCGTCATGCAGACGGCTATCGACCTGACCACGGTGATGAACTCGCTGTGGATCGCCGACTCCTTCAACGCCCAGATCAAGCTGGCACTGTGGGACGCCTCCATGTACGGCATCGGGATTCTGAAGTCGGTCTGGGACTGTGCCGCAGCGGGGGGACTCGGCAACGCCAAGCTGCTGCGGGTCGACCCGTACTCGTTCTACCCCGACCCCAAGGCGACCAGCTTCAGCGACATGGAGTTTTGCTGTGAAGCCTATGAACTGACGGTCGAGCAGATCGAGCGCCGATTCCCCGAGGCGGCAGTGTTGCTGGACATCACCTCCGGCGGGGGCGATGTGATCGACACCCGACCCGACCTGGGATCGGACATGGGCTCGGCGCCCAAGACCGGACCGGGCGTGGTCATCCCCGGCAGCGGCACCTACGGCAGCGTTGGCGCCAACGCCCACAACTACCTCAACGCCCGTAAGTCCCGGCCCGAGGGACTGGCGCCGACCAAGCGCCTGCGGGTCTATGAGTTCTGGCTGCGGGAGAACGACGAGTGGTATGACGAGACCGACGAGGATGGCCCGGTCTACGCCGACCGCCACATCGAGGATCGCTGGCGGGTGGTGGTCATCTGCCAGGGCCAGGTGCTCCTGGACGAGTACGCCGAGGATCTGTGGGCTCACGGCAGCCACCCCTACTCCCGCTATGTGTCTGACGACGTGGGCGACATGTACGGCATCGCCCTGGTCGACCACATCTCCCATCCGCAGACCTACATCAACCGCCTGCTCGCTGCCGCCCAGCACAACACCGAGCTGACGGCCAACCCGGTCCTGGTCGAGGCCACCAACTCCGGGTCTGAGCGCACCACCTACACCAACCGGCCCGGGGCCCGTATCTCGATCAAGGGAGCGGCGGGGATGAACAACGCCCCCAAGTGGATGACCCCGCCGGCCATGCCGGCCATGGTGATGACGCTGATCGAATACTGGCGCTCGGCCATCGAGAACACCTCGGGCCTGAGCGACCTCCAGAAGGGCAAGGCTCCCAACCAGCGCAACGCCCAAGGCAGTCTCAATATGGTGCAGGAGGCTGCCTTCGTGCGGGTTCGCTCGGCCATGAGCAACCTGGAGGAGACCCTGCGTGACGCGGCCTACAAGCTCGCCGACCTCATCATCGACAACTACGACACCAACCGCACCATCGCCGTGGTGGGACCGGAGGGGCAGACCAACTCACTGTCCCTCGCCGGGCACCACTTCCTGATCCCGACATCGTCTGACGCGGCGCCGCTTCGCTACATGCTCCTGGTCGAAGCCGGCAGCACCACGGCGACGAGCACCGATGCCCGCATCGCCCAAGCCGACAAGCTCGCCGCGCTGGGCGTGGTGGACGATCAGTATGTGCTGGAGGCCCACCGCGTCCGCAACCCCTCCAAGGTACTGGCTCGCCTCTACCAGAAGCGCCAGGCCGGTCTCATCGGCGGCGGGTCGGGCCAACGTCAACGATCAGCGCGGACAGGAGCATGACATGAACAAGCTGGCCCTCACCCCGCTCATCGCCTTCATCGCCTCCATGGCCGGTATCGGCATCTTCGCCGCCACCAACACCCCGGTCCCCTCCCAGCTCTACGACTTCGCCAAGCTGGCTCTCGGCGCTGCCCTGGTGCAGACGCCCCAGGTGATCGTGCCTCCAGCATCGCCGGTCGTCCCGGTGGTCCCGCTCAACAACCCGCCGGTCGCCTGATGTTCGAGCACGAACTGAGGCGCGAGGTCGAACGTCTGGAACGCCGTGTCGAAGCGCTCGAAGACCTGGTGAGGGGTATCCTTGGCAGAGAACCGGACTCGGTTCGCGTCGTTCTGATCGGAGACACCATGTCCCTTACCACCCTTGTCGTAGGTGGCACGGCCACCGCCTCGCTCGAGTATTTCAACTCGGCCGACCCCACCACCGTCCTGGCGTCCCCAGCGGGCGCCACCGCGACCTTCGAGGACGACAACCCGACGTGTGCCTCGATCGACGGCAACACGGGTGCGGTTGTGGCCCTGACAGCCGGTGTGGCCAACATCGGCACGGCTGGTGCCATCGTCACCCTGGCCGATGGCACCACCCTGCCGGTGACGCCATTGGCGCTCACCGTCACCGCCGTGGTTGCTGTCGGCCCGGATGCAGCGCGCGTCGTCCTGAACTGAGCCAAGCAAGGCGAATAACGAACGCGCTTCGATACGTCGACAGCGCGCACTCCGGGTGCTTTACTTGCACCAATGGGTGACCATCCCGTACCGGAAGGCTGGGTAGGCGGCTCGGAGGACTTCACCCTCCTCTCGCAGAACATGGCCGGCCACCGCAGCGTCAACCCGGTCGAGAACAACGGTCGCGACCCCGGTGACATCACCGACAAGCGCAACGACCGGCGCCACGTGGTCTCCTCCTTCGCCGACAACGGCACGGGGTATGAGTCAGACAGCTGGCCCGAGTGATCGCACTATCCGACGCGGTGACGTTGAGGCTGACCTCGGCGCCGTCGCCTACGTCGGGGAGGGGGTGAACAGATGAAGCTTCGCGACATGAAGCTCCCGGTGGAGCCCACGTTGCCCGAGCGCGGCAAGCGCCACGGCGGCCGGCGTCACAAGCGCAAGTAGTCATGGCTCGCAAGGGCCTGAAGGGCTCCGGTAGCCGTCACGCCAAGCGTGACAAGCACTGGGGCCGGAAGTAATCGTGCATGCACCCGGTCCCGCCTGGCTCCGCCCAGCCCCCGGGACCGGGTGCTCCCGATGAGGAGAGGTCAATGCCCGCAGCCCAGACAGGAGCGTCACCGCTGCCCAACACGTCGCGCCTGTCCAAGGGCGCCATCCCGATGGGGCGTAAGGGCAAGCGGCACGGACGCCACGGAAAGAGGAAGTAGATGGCCAAGGGAGTCCGCAAGTTCGCCCGCAAGTCCAAGCCCGGCGGCAAGGATCGCGTCGGGCACGAGATCAGAGGGAAGAGGAAGTAATGCCCAGTCCCGCACCGAAGAAGACGAGCACCGACCAGTTCATGCGCCAGGGTCACACCGAGGGCGCCTACGGCAACGAGCCGTCCATCGAGGCGATGGGCCAGCCGGCCGAGCCGGCTC